CATTAAACGGGCGCAGGAGGCGAAATCTTTGCAAGATAGTGTGGATGTGCCATCTATCGCTCAAATCGTGCTGGTGGGCGTTTTAGCGGCTATTGTGATTGGAGTGATTCATGGTTGGTGACGGTGGAAAAGGGTCAAGTCCCAGACTTAAGCGTGATGACGCTGCTTATGCGTCTAACTGGGACAAGATTTTCGGCAAAAAGGACAAAAAAGATGAGCTGGAACGATGCAATGATGATTCTGGACAAAGTACGGGAGGGACAATCGTTCCCGCTGTACCTGATAAACGAAGCCCTGATGCTCACGGGTGATTTGGATGAGTGACAGGGAGTATCTTGAGCGTGCAGAGGCAAGAGTCCTGTTCACTACCTGGCAGACAACAAAGCAAAAGGTCATGACACCTGAGAGACGTAAGCATATTGCAAGGTTGTATGGACATGATGCAGTTGAACGGGTTATCGCATATATGACGATGGAGAAAAATGAAGCAGAAGCTATACAACGCACAGCAGGCGCATCAAGTTCTGAGTGAACTGTGGCCTCGTATCAAATCGGCTCTCATGGCTGGCCACGAGCTTGAGATTGAGGTTACAAGCACAAAGCGCAGCCAAGACCAAAGTGCAATGTTTCACGCAATCATTGGTCAGATTGCAAAGCAGGCCACTCATGTGGGATCAAAATGGTCGGCAGAGGACTGGAAGCGACTGACAATCCATAAATGGGCGCAGGAAACCGGCAGAAACGGCCTGGAACGAGTTATTCCTGCTTTGGGTGGTGGTGGCATTGTCCAACTTGGATTGCAGTCAAGAAAGTTCACCAAAGAAGATGCAAGCGAGTTCACTGAGTGGCTGCTTGCGTGGTGTTCACAAAACGGAATAACACTGAATGAAGTTTCCTAAATCAAAGCCGTATCGCAATAAGCGTCATTTAATTTATGTCGCAATGATGGATTGCCAAGTATGCGGCGCACCAGGGCCAGTGCAGGCAAGCCACAGCAACTGGTCACACCACGGGAAATCAATGGCTCGTAAGGCAAATGACCAGTACACAGCCGCTATTTGTCAATCTTGCCACTACGAAATTGATCAAGGCTCACACATGACGAAAGCCGAGCGTCAGGAAATGTGGACAAATGCGTGGATAAAGACTGTCAGAAAGTTGATTGCAGACGGTAATTGGCCTCTTGATATTCCAGAGCCAGAGGAGGCAAAGTGAATGAGTTGGCTTTATTCGCGGGTGCTGGTGGAGGAATACTTGGGGGAAAATTGCTCGGATGGAGAACCGTCTGTGCAGTTGAATGGGAACCATATCCAGCTAGCGTACTGTGCGCCCGCCAAAATGACGGATTTCTCCCGCCTTTCCCGATTTGGGATGACGTACAAACCTTTGACGGAAGACCGTGGCGAGGAATTGTTGACGTTGTATCTGGCGGGTTTCCATGCCAAGACATCTCGCCAGCAGGAAAAGGCGCAGGAATTGAAGGAGAGCGATCAGGAATGTGGAAGCACATGGCGAGGATCATTCGCGAAGTACGACCAAGATTCGTCTTTGTGGAGAACTCACCAATGCTCGTTTCTCGGGGACTTGGAACCGTTCTCGGAGACTTGGCCGCAATGGGGTTTGATGCGAGATGGGGAGTGTTGGGAGCAGCGGACGTTGGAGCAAACCATCAGAGGGACAGAATCTGGATTGTCGCCACAAACATGGCCAACACCACGCAGTTGTTCGGCAATGGCCGCAACGATAACGCCAGAATCAGCATGGAACGAGAAGCGCAACCCGAATTTGGAAACGATTGTGGGTCGAGTTCAATATCCAACTCCAACAGCACACAACGCCAAGGAATGTGCGAGTCCGAGCGAGTACAACAGGAATACGCCTACGCTTGCAACTCACGCTGGTGGGAAACTGAACCCGATGTGGGTCGAATGGTTGATGGGTTGGCCTCTGGGACATACAGACTTAAAGCCATTGGAAACGGACAAGTCCCACTATGCGCTGCAACAGCTTGGAGAATCCTGACATCATGACTTTCATGCTCAACTTCACTGTTTACGGAGAGCCAGTACCAAAGGCTCGTGCAAGACATCGCTTCACCGGCAAATTCGTGCAGTCTTACACCCCAAAAAAGACCAAAGACTACGAATCCGAGGTCGCAATGATGGCTAAAGCAGCAATGGGCAGTTCACCTCCACTGGAAACGCCCGTAGCCGTTCATATCTATGTGACCTTTGCCGTCCCACCCAGTTACTCAAAAAAGCGCACTGAGGCTTGTTTAAGCGGTGAGGCACACATCAAGAAGCCAGATTTGGATAATTGTGTGAAGTCTGTAACCGATGGGATGAACGGCATTGTTTACAAGGATGACAGCCAGATTGTCTGCATCCATGCAAAAAAGGTGTGGGGAAAAGTTGGAATGGTTGAAATTATGGTTAAGGAGGAGTTACAATAAGCGCGTCACTTCCCGTGATGTGCTTTCTCCTTTGATCCACGACGATCCTTTAGCCACTATTGCAGTGGCTATTTTTTTGCCTATAATGTTTTCACTTCTTTTTTTTGAAGGTTTATCATGACGACAGATAACAAAGTCGGTCGCCCAAAATGGGAATTGTCAGACGATGATTTCAATCAGCTAATCAAAATGGCTGAGATATGCTGCACTCAAGAAGAGATTTGCGGCATTTATGGAATATGCGCTGACACATTAGACGCAAGGCTAAAAGAGCGCGGATTTGACAATTTTTCGGACTTCTATAAAAGACACGCCGGAAAAGGCAAAATGTCTTTGCGAAGGCTCCAATGGCAATCCGCTCAAGACGGGTCTGTGCCAATGCAGATTTGGCTTGGTAAGAACTGGCTCGGTCAGACGGACAAAGTTGAATCCGAGATTCTTGAATTGCCACCTTTGCAGATCATCACAGTAAATGAAGCTGACGAAAGCGCAGAGTAAGATTTTTACGTCTGACTCTCGCTGGCGCGTTGTTGTTGCTGGACGAAGATTCGGTAAAACCTTCCTAAGTACAGCCGAACTTGTACGAGCTGCAATGCAGGGCAAGGATAGGAATTGTTGGTATATCGCCCCAACATATCGCAGCGCCAAAGAAATTGCTTGGGATATGCTTTTAGCAACTATTCCTCAAGAGTACATTCTTAGAAGGCACGAAACAGAACTCACGGTTACTTTGCTGAATAACAGCAAAATCAGCCTCAAAGGGGCTGAAAAACCAGATAACTTGCGCGGTCGATCACTTGATTTTGTGGTGATGGACGAGTTTGCCGATATGAAGCCTGAAACATGGTTTGAGGTGATTCGCCCATCATTGGCTGACAGACAAGGCTCTGCGATGTGGATTGGCACGCCAAAGGGCATGAACCACTTTAGGGACTTGTGGGCTTTAGGTGCTGATAAACAAGCAGATTGGGCAAGCTGGCAATTCACCACTTTGCAGGGTGGTAACGTACCTCAAGAGGAAGTGGAAGCCGCCAAGCGTGACATGGACGAGCGCACTTTCAAGCAGGAATTTGAGGCTGCTTTCGTCAATTACGCTGGCATCATCTATTACAACTTCCACCGAGACGAGAGCGTCAAACGGATTGAAGATGATGGATCTGCGCTGCTGATCGGCATGGACTTTAACCTTGACCCGATGTCGGCTGTGGTGTGTATCCAGAAGCCAGAAGGCTTGTGCGCCATTGATGAAATTGTCATCTACGGGTCAAACACGGACGAAATGGTGGACGAGATTCGCCAGAGATACGGAAACCGGAAGGTTATCGTTTACCCTGACCCTGCAAGCAAGCAACGCAAGACCTCGGCTGGTGGCAGGACAGACCTGTCTATTTTGCAAAATGCAGGATTTGTGGTTAAATCAAAGAACGTCCATACCGCCATTCGTGACAGGATAAACGCTGTCAATGCGCGGTTAAAATCGGCTGATGGGCGGCGACACCTATTTATTGACCCGAAATGCAAGCAAACGATCAAGAGCTTGGAACGCCAGGTCTATAAAGAGGGCACTTCTCAGCCAGACAAGGATTCAGGATTCGACCACATGAATGACGCTTTAGGCTATTTGGTTGACTACCTGCATCCGATTCAAAGACAATACGAGGCAACTCAGCCTGTCAGGTGGACGTAATGAGCACTGAAATTACCTATAAGCATCCCGAATACGATGAAAATGTGAGTCGTTGGGAGTTTTTTCTTCGCTCATACATGGGTGGCGAGGATTACAAGTCTGGCTCATACCTGACAAAGTACATCAACGAGGACAAGAACGAATACAACCGCCGTATTGACTTGACCCCGATTGATAACCACTGCAAAAACATCGTCCACATCTATTCCAGCTATCTGTGGCGCGTGCTTCCGGTGCGCAACTTCAACTCGCTTGATGGCAATCCAGTGTTGGATATGTTCATGAAAGACGCTGATTTGGACGGTCGTTCGTTCAATGCTTTTATGAAAGAAAGCCAGATTTGGTCTAGCGTTTACGGCCATTGTTGGATTATTTTGGACAAGCCAAAATCTGTGGCTGGCACACGCGCAGAGGAACTGGCTCAAGAAATCCGTCCTTACGTCAATCTGTTCACGCCTGAAAACGTGTTTGATTGGAAGTGGGAGCGCAATGCTTCTGGTCGCTTTGTTCTTGTGTATCTGAAAGTCCGTGAGGCTGTTGTCCGTGAGAACGCCAGCGAGACTGAACAATACTTCCGTGAGTGGACTCCTGAAGAAATCCGCTACACCAAGGTCAAAGACGATGTGGAGACAATGCTTGAGTTGATGCCAAACCCTATTGGCGTTATCCCTGCTGTGTTCTGCCCTGCAAACCGTTCTGTTACCCGTGGTTTGGGTGTTAGCGATTTGACAGACATTGCCTCAATGCAACGGGCAATTTATCAAGAGTTATCAGAAGTCGAGCAACTGATTCGCATCAGCAACCACCCGACACTGGTTAAGACACAAGGCACTGACGCATCCGCTGGCGCAGGCTCCATCGTTGTCATGCCGGATGACCTTGACCCGAACCTGAAACCGTATCAGATTCAACCGTCTGGCAGCAACTTGGACGCTATCCATGCTTCCATCAAAGCCAAAGTCGAGGCAATCAACCGCATGGCTCACATGGGTGCTATCCGTGGCACGCAAGCTGTTGAGGCATCCGGTATCGCTTTGCAAACCGAGTTCCAGTTGCTTAATGCTAAGTTGGCTGAAAAGGCAGACTTGCTGGAGTTGGCTGAAGAACAACTGTGGGGTTTCTTCTGCAAATGGCAAGGCGTAACTCCTGACGTTGAGGTGTCCTATCCTGACAGCTTTGACATCCGCGACTATCCGAAAGAACTTGAGTTCCTGCAATCGGTCAAAGCCGCTGGTGTACGCTCTCGCACTCTGCAAATGGAAGTTGACAAGCAGATTGCCGACCTGGTGCTGGATGACGAACAGTTGCAGCAGGCTTACACTGAGATTGAAGCAACCACCACTGTTATTGGTCAGTTCTAATGTCAGCAGACATCAACCATGCAAAGTTGATCGAGAGTCTTGGCGATGCCCACGAAAAGCGCATCGTTGAGGCTCTTGCCGTTCTTGAGGAACGGATTACGGCTTTGCTGGCTGGTGCGCCTTTAAGAGACGGAAACCTGTTTGACCTTGAGTGGGCTATTGCTGCTCGTAAGGACATCCTACAATACATCAACGAGACATTCCTTACTACGGCAAATGCCAACGTGGTCGGGTATGACGCTGCGGTTGATTCTGCCGAAAAGATGCTCAAGCAGTACATCAGCTTTACTGGTGTGCCACCCGAGGTTATTTCTGCGCTTAAACGCCAATCGTTTCTGGGTTTTGAGGATATTGGCAATACATTCCTCAACGATATTGCCAACGAGGTATATCAAAACACGCTAACTGGTCGCCCTGTTGCTGATTCGATTAAGACGATTCGCCAAAAGGTTAATGGCGTATATGCTCAAGCCGATCAGGTAGAGATTCAGAAGTTGGTTGATATTGCCAACGGTGGTGGGCCTGATGCCGAGGATGCGATTAAGAAACTCAAAGAGTTCTACGCTTCTGACAAACTTGGCAACAATATGCGCCGTTATGCTTCACAGCAGGTGCATGATTCGCTGATGCAGTTTGACGCTTCTTTGGTTATTCAGGCAGGCAAAGAAGCTGGCGCAGATAAATGGAAGTATTACGGCTCGGTAATCCGTGATTCACGGCCATTTTGTAAAGAACACGCAGGCAAGGTATATACTGAGGCCGAAATTCGTGAGATTTGGCAAGGTGATTGGGCTGGTAAAGCGCCAGGCGATCCATTTATTGTCAGAGGTGGATATAACTGCCGCCATCATTGGCGACCAGTATATTCAGAATAGATTTTTTAACCACTCGAAAGAGGAGCTTACGTGAGCGACACCACGGACGATCAAATCCAAGATCAAAACCCGGATAACCAAACAAAGACTTTCACCCAAGATGAAGTCAATCAGATCCTTGAGCAACGCCTAGCGCGTGAACGCAAGCGATTTGAGAAACAGACCGATGGGATCGACCTTGAAGCAGCGCGTCAGGCTTTGCAAGAAAAGCAAAATGCCGAGATGGAAGCTGCTAAACAACGAGGCGAGTTTGAGAAAGTCCTCAAAACCACCGTTGAAAAGAAGGATTCCCAAATCCAATCTTTGACCCAACGGTTGCACCAAATTCAAGTTGACGGCTCGTTGCTGAACGCAGCATCTAGCCAAAACGCGGTTTCTCCAGATCAGGTTTCAGCCCTGTTGCGCCAAAATATCCGTCTGAATGACGAAGGCGCAGTAGAGGTACTTGATAAGTCTGGGGCCGTTCGTTACAATGACAAAGGCGAGTTATTCTCAGTTAATGAGTTAATGAGCGAATTTCTTACGGCAAACCCTCACTTTGTCCGTGCCACTCCTGGTGGCTCCGGTTCGGTAGGTGCTGCTGGTGGCTCCACACAGAAGCCTATGTCTGTGGCTGCAATGCTTGAGAACTGGGATAATGGAGGCCGTGAGGCTTTCGCTCAGAACAAAAAGCGTAAATAATCACCACATTCATTCTTTTTTTGGAGTAAATCATGGCCGCTACGACCACTTCCACCCTTGACGACCTGTTCGTTAATATCGTTGCTCAAGCCCGTTACACGGCTGAAGAGCAATCCCTGCTGCGTAACCTCGTGACCATCTACAACATTGATGCTCAACCCGGCGTTAGCGTGCAAGTTCCTAAGTACCCCGCGATCACGGCTGCTGCCCTGACCGAAGGCACCGATATGTCCAGCACTGCTGTGTCCACCTCTAGCGTGAGCATCACCGTTGCTGAAGTTGGCGCACAAGTGCTGCTGACCGACATGGCTGCTATGGGTAACGGCGATCCCGCTTCTGAGCTGGGCACTGTTCTGGGTAACGCTATCGCTACCAAGATGGATAAAGACATCATCGCTCTGTTTGATGGTTTCTCCACCAGCTTGGGCAGCACCACTACCGAACTGACCGCTGCTTACCTGTTCCAAGCCGCTGCTACGCTGCGTGCTAACAAGGTTCGTGGTCGTATCGTTGGTGTGTTCCACCCCTATCAGACCTACGCTCTGAAGGCCAACTTGACCAACACCTTCGCTAACCCGAACGGTGGCGACCTGCAAAACGAAGCCATGCGTAATGGCTACGTTGGCACTATCGCTGGTATCGACATCTACGAATCTGCCAACGTGACCGTTGACGGTTCCGGCGATGCCAAGGGTGCCATCTTCGCTCCTGAAGCCTTGGCTCTGGCTATGAAGCGCGACTTCCGTATCGAGCCGCAGCGTGACGCTTCCAACCGTGCTTGGGAACTGAACGCTACCGCTATCTACGGTGTTGGCGAGCTGGACGACAGCTTCGGCGTTGAGATGTACTTCGACGCTGGTCTGTAATTAGCCGGTAAAATGCCCCTGCACTCAAAACGGGTGTGGGGGCTTTTTTGTAAGGATTCGCTATGGCTTTCAGTACAGATACAGATTTGACGGACTTGCTGCCGGACATTTTGTCGCTCGGCATTGCATCTTTTACTGATTTCCATGACGATGCTTACGCTGACATCCTGCGTGAGATTCGCACAAAGTGGTGGTCTAAAACTGGCTATGCTGGTGAATTGGACGCTACGCTGCTGACCAACGGACAATGGACGCTGGCTAGTGCTTATCTGGTTTTGTGGAAATACGCTCTTCCTCAGTTGACCAACTGGACACCTGAAGACCGTTTCCAGATCATGATGGATCACTACAAAGCCCGTTACAACGATGAGATGGCTGCTATCTTTTCGGATGGTGTTGAGTACGACTATGACGACAACGGCACTGTGTCCGTTGCTGAAAAGTCAATCACGATTGCTGGCAGGTTACAGCGATGAACGTAGAGATTTCCATTGATGTTGAGGGGCTTGCCAAGTCTCTTAAAAAGACTCAAGAGGAAATCGCTAACCAGATTCCGAAGGCGCTGATGCAAACGGCTGGTCTTGGCACTCAGATTATTCTGGACAGGACTGCAAAAGGTGTTGGAATTAATGGCAAGTTTCAGGCTTACAAGCCAAAATATGCCAAATTTAAGTCGTTAAAAGGTCATCCATCAACTGTTAATTTGATGTTCACTGGCAAAATGCTAGCGTCTATCCAACAACGGTTGATAAACAAAAATGCGGCGCAGATTTACTTTGGTCGTGCGACCGAGGCAAAAAAAGCGGCATTTAACAACGAGCGCAGGCCGTTCTTTGGTTTCAATAACAATGAACAGCAACGCTTGAGTAAATTCTTTGTTGGACGCTTCAAATGAGCAAACGTGAAACCATTGCTGCAAACTTGAAAACTACGCTTCAGAACGTGGCGCAGATCAAGTTTGTCACCCGTGAGCCGTTTGACTTTTCCAAGCTGTCAAACGCCCAATACCCTGCCGTTCTTATCCAGACGGCATCCGAGTCGCGTGAAGATGCCACCATTGGCGCTTCTGCCACCCGTGAGGCAACGATTGATTATCTGATCGTTGGATACATTAAAGGCGTTGCACTTGATACGGCCAGGAACAATCTGGTCGAATATATTGAGGAAGCCTTGGACGTTGATCGCACCCGTGGCGGTAACGCATTGGACACTCAAGTGGTTTCGGTCGAGACTGATGATGGCTCGATTGACCCTATTGGTGGGGTTCTCGTAACCGTGCGAGTTCTATATAATTTCACCCGTGGCTCTGTTTGAGCTTTGTTCCTGAAAGGAAATCAAAATGGCTAACCATAAAGGCTCCGAAGGCACCGTTCACGTTGGCACAAACGCCATCGCTGAAGTGCGCTCTTATTCCATCAGCGAGACTGCTGACACCGTTGAAGATACCGTCATGGGCGATTCTGCCCGTACATACAAACCTTCGCTGAAATCGTTTAGCGGTTCGGTTGATGTGTACTGGGATGAGGCCGACACCAATGGTCAAGTTGCTCTGTCTGTTGGCAGTGAAGTCACCATCAAGTTCTACCCTGAAGGTTCTGCCACTGGCGACACGTACCTTTACGGTTCTGCAATCGTCACTGGTAAGACTGTCAACGGTTCTTTTGATGGCATGGTCGAAGCCTCGATCACTATCCAAGGCACTGGCGCACTGACTACTGGCACTGCAAGCTAATGAGTGTCATTGAACGCGCAAAAGCCCATTTCAAGTCGCTGACCACAAAGGTAATTGAAGTACCTGAGTGGGGCGATGAGACTGGGCCTCTCTTGATCTATGTGGAGCCGTTCACGCTCAAGGACAAGGCAAAGCTGCAAGCTGTGTCTCGTTCGTCTGGCAGTGATGTTGATGCTCTTGTTGAGTTGATCGTCTTGAAGGCACTTGATAGTGCTGGTGACAAGATGTTCAAGATTGACGACAAACACGCTTTGCGTAATAGTGTTGATGCAAACATTATTGAGCGAATCTCCTCTGAGATTATGCGTGTGGATACTGAGGCCGTTCAAAAAAACTGATTGAAACTCCTGAACGTCAGTTTTTGTTTTATTTAGCTGAGACGCTGCATAAGACAATAACTGAGATTGAAGAAATGCCAGTTCAGGAGTTTATTGAGTGGCAGGCTTGGTTCAAGCTAAAGCAGGAGCGTCAGAAAGATGGCAACGCAAGACCTTAATATCAAAATTGTTGCGTCTGACCAGACTGGCGCAGCTTTTACATCTGTCAAACAGAAGATGGACGGTCTGTCCACTTCTGCCGCTTCAGTTGCTGGCAAGATTGGTGCCGTAACTGCTGCGCTCACATCTATTGCCGCTGTCTCTGTGGCAATTCGTTATGTCTCGGAGATGACATCCAGGACGATTGCTCTTGGTGATCAACTTGACGAGCTTTCTGCCCGTCTGAATATCAGCGTGACCGAGTTGTCAGCAATGACAAATGCTGCGGCTTATGCTGGCCTGTCTCAAGATGAGTTGGCATCGTCCATCATGTACTTGCAAAAGTCCATTGGCGAAGCTGCCGTAGGGACTAAAGAGCAAGCACTGGCGTTTAAGAATCTTGGTATCTCAATCAAAGATGCAAGCGGAAACATCCGTCCGACTGCTGACATTCTTGAAGAAGTCGCCGATCGTCTGTCTCAAGTTGACGATGGTGCAATAAAAACGCAATACCAAATGGCCTTGTTTGGTCGTTCTGGTGCAAGGCTTAATGAGTACCTGAACAAAGGCTCTGAAGGCATCAAAGACTTCTCAAACGTAATCAGTGCATACGGAGCAAAGGCGGCTGCTGACTTTAACGACAACCTCACATGGATGTCGCAGCGAGTCCAGTCTTGGCTTTCTCAGCAAGGTGGCGTTCTGGACTTTATCAATAAGCAGTTTGAAGAAGTAAAACGAGTTGATAAAGAAATCAAGCGGATGAATCAAAGCGATGCCGAGACTGCACGCTTGGCTCGTCAGAATAAGCCTGCAACTTCTACGTCTGGGCCAAAGAGTCTGTCTGCACTTACGCAAAATGATGAGCTTGCAAAGAAACTGGCCGATGTCCGTAATGAGCTAAACAAACTCATCATTGGTGAAGATGAGGCTTTGGTCGCTGAATTGAAGCGTCTTGGCGCATCGGAAATCCAAATCAAACAACTGCGTGAACAGCTTGCACTGAAGGCTCAGATCAAGAATCAAGATGAAGAACTTAATGCAATCAGCAAAGAGTTTGAAAAGATTGAGGAAGACCGCAAGCGTAAGCAAAAAGAGCGTCAAGATGCTGCCAAGTCTGTTTACGACAGCACTCGCACTGGCCTTGAGCGTCTGAATATTGAGATGACTCGTCTTGATGAGATGCTTGCCAAAGGCGAAATCTCATGGGATACATACGCTCGTGCAACTCTTGATGCTGCTGACCAGTTCGATCCATTTGTTGAAAAAGGCAAAGATGCTTTTGCCGAGCTAAAAGATGCAATCAATGGTTGGGGTAATGACTTCACCAATGTGATGACTGAAAGCGTCATGACTGGAAAACTCCAGTTTCGTGACATGGCTAACAGCATCATCAAAGACCTGATTCGGATGCAAATCCAAAGGCAGATCACTGCACCATTGATTAACATGGGCAATGATTTCCTGAGTGGATTGTCTGGTCAGCGTGCTATGGGTGGCCCTGTGACTGGTGGCAACTCGTACTTGGTCGGCGAAAATGGCCCTGAAATCTTCACGCCTGGTGCGTCTGGTGGCATTACTCCTAACAACCAAATCAGCGGTGGCGGTGTAACTGTTGTCCAAACAATCAACGTCACAACTGGCGTACAGCAAACCGTTCGTGCTGAGATCATGAACTTGATGCCACAGATTGCTGCTTCTGCCAAATCAGCCGTTGCAGACGCTAAACTGCGCGGCGGTTCATACGCTAACGCTCTGAGGTAATCATGGCAATTTCATATCCCGTAGCATTTCCTGACTTGGGCATCAAGTCCATGAACATCCGAGCGATGAACGTGGTCGGCATGAGCCAGTCTCCTTTTACTGGTCAACAGCAGGTCTATAAGCATCAAGGACAATGGTGGGAGATGGAAGTGACCCTGCCGCCTATGAAGCGTGCTGAAGCCGAGCAAATTGCTGCTTTCCTGCTGAAACTCAATGGACGTTATGGCACGTTTACTCTTGGCGATCCGGCTAACACTGCACCTCGCGGTGTTGGGACTGGCACACCTCTTGTTAATGGTGGCTCACAAACTGGAAATTCGCTCCTGACCGATGGGTGGACTACAAGCACGACTGGCATCCTGAAAGCAGGCGACTGGATTCAGCTTGGATCCGGTTCTGCATCTAGGCTGCATAAAGTTCTCAGTGATGTCAATTCTGATAGTTCTGGTGCTGCATCCATTGATATTTGGCCCAATTTGCGGTCTTCGCCTTCTGACAATGCACAAATCACTGTGATTGCACCAAAAGGCGTGTGGCGTTTGGCATCAAACGATGTCAACTACTCGATTGATGAGGCATCCATTTACGGCATCACGTTTGCCTGCGTGGAGGCACTATGAGCCGTTTGCTGTCGTCTGGTGTTCAATCAGCCATTGTTGCTTCTGAGGTAAGCCCGATTGTTTTGTTTGAGGCTGAGTTTGCCTCTGGTTGGTTACGCATTTGGTCTGGGATTGGTGACTTGTCTTGGAGTTCTGGGACTTGGACTGGTGCTGGTACGCTTTTCAGCGTTTCTAGCGTTGAAGAAACGGCAGACACAAGCGCAAAGGGCATCACTGTCACGCTAAGTGGTATTCCTGCTGACATGATTTCGCTGGTTTTGAGTGATATGCGTCAGGGTAAATCTGGCAAGGTTTATCTCGGATTTTTGGACTCAAACGGCGCGATTATCTCTGACCCTGTGTTGGCTTTTGAGGGCAGATTGGACATTCCAGCCTTACAAGAGGAGGCTGAATCTGCGACAATCTCAATCAGTTATGAATCCCGCCTAATCGACCTTCAGCGCACTCGTGAAAGCCGTTACACCAACGAAGATCAGCAACGAGCTTATCCTGGCGACAAAGCATTTGAGTTTGTGCCAAATCTTCAGGAAATCCAGATCAACTGGGGAAGGAGCGACAGTAGCGGCAAGTCCAAGCCAACGGCATAAGGAATCAAGATGAGCATACTTGGAAACATTCTCAAGGCAGCGGTTGTTGTTGCTGCTGTTGCAACTGGTGTTGGTATGCTCACTGGTGCTGTTGGTGCTGGCGGTGCTTTTGCTGGTTTTGCTGCTGGTACTGCTTCTGCTTACTTTGCCACATCTCTTGTAACAACATTTGTTCTAGGTGCTGCATCTTACGCGCTGTCAAAAAAGGCTCAAGACGGTAATGCTTTGGGCGGTGGTGCTCTAGCATCTACCCGTGACGCTCTTGCTCCTCACAAGGTTATCTATGGCCGTTCACGTTTGGGCGGCACGATTGTTTACCTTGAGTCAACTTCTGATAACAAATATCTCCATGCAGTTCTGGCTTTGGCTGGCCATGAGATTGATGCTATTGAAAAGTTTTACTTTGGTGACGAAGAGGTCACGATTGACGGAAGCGGTAACGTAAGCGGTGGCACTTATTCTGGCAAGGCCCGCATCCAATACAAACTAGGCACTGCTGACCAGACTGCTTTCAGTGACCTTGTATCCGAATCAGATTCCAACTGGACAACAAACCACCGTCTGCGTGGTCGTGCTGCGGTCTATATCCGTCTTGAATACGACCAGGATGTCTATCCAAACGGTATGCCTAACTTCTCGTTCTTGGTGCGTGGCAAGAAGGTCTATGACCCACGCTCTGACACCACCGTTTGGTCTAACAACCCTGCTTTGTGCGTTGCAGATTATCTGACAAACAGCCAATATGGTCTTGGTGCTGATTACGACACTGAGATTGATGAAACAGCCCTGATTGCTGCTGCAAACGTCTGTGACACCGATGTTGCATTGGACGCTGGCGGTTCTGAGAACAAATATGAGCTAAACGGTTTCTTTACGACCAGTTCAACGCCTGAAGAAGTCATCAATCAAATGCTGACTTCTATGGCTGGCAAAGCTGTTTGGAGTTCTGGTAAATGGCGCATCATTGCTGGTTCTTATTACACGCCAACTCTGACGTTTGATGAAGATGACTTGCGCGGTGGTTTCACTGTCCAGACCCTTGTGTCTCGCCGTGAGAACTTTAACAGCGTAAAAGGTGTTTTTGTATCGTCTGAAAACGCTTACATCTCCACCGATTTCCCGTCCATCACATCGGCTACTTATGTGGCTGAAGATGGCGAGGAGGTGTATAAGAACATTCAACTGCCGTTCACCACTTCGGTGACGATGGCACAACGCCTTGCAAAGATTGAACTTCTTAAAGCCCGTCAGCAAATCACTTTGACTTTGCCGCTGAAGTTGAATGGATTGCAGGCAAACGTAGGCGACATTGTTCAAATCAACAACACACGACTTGGCTGGTCTGCCAAAAAGTTTGAAGTTGTATCCATGAACATGGCCATTGGCGACACGCTTGGTGTTGACCTTGAGTTGCGTGAAATCAGCGAGGATGTGTTTGATTGGGCAGCGTCTGAGGAACAGGCTTTTGACCCTGCGCCAAATACAAACCTGCCAAATGCTTTCTCTGTTGCTGCGCCGACCGATCTGACAATCACGGCAATCAATAACCCGACACCTGATGGCAATATTCAATCTGGTCTGTTGGTCACATGGACACCGCCTGCAAACGCTTTTGTCTATCAATACGAAGTCCAATACATTCGTGGAGCATCCAACTTTGATTGGGGTTCTGTTGGAGAAAGCGCAACAACCAGCACAAACTACGGTCTGATTACTGATTCTGCTGATAGTGGTGCTGATTACGGTGCGATTACTGATGCAACGACTTCTGGCGAAACGAATTACAACTCTGTTTTCGTTACGACACCTTACTACGTCATTACAAACGCTGTTGCTGGTACTGAATATGCTGTCCGTGTTCGCGCTATCAATACATTAGGCGTTCGCTCGGTATTCGTTACGTCAAACGAAACTACTTACGGTGACCAGACTGCGCCTAACGTGCCATCAAGCATCGTTGCTTATGGTGACTATCGCCAGATTGTCCTGACTTGGATTAACCCGACAGTTTCGGATTTTGATTATGTCGAGGTTTACAGGAACACAACTAATAATTCAGGTACTGCAACGCTTGTTGGAGTTCTGCGTGGTTCTCGGTTTGTTGACGCTCCTTTGGGCATTAACATCACTCGTTATTACTGGCTGAAGTCTGTTGACCGTACTGGAAACAAGTCTGATTTCTCAACTGGCGTATCTGCAACGACTGAGTTTGTTGATTCTGATTCATTTTCGCAAGAAGTATTGAATCTGTTTGCAGAGGCTGGTGCTTACGGTATTGAGCCTGTTGCTACACTTCCTGCTACTGGTGACTTTGACGGTCAGATCAAGTACGACACAACAAACAACAAACTGTACCGGTGGGATGCAACAAATACGGTTTGGACTGATGACATCTTCTCGATCACTTCAGGATCGGTAAACGCTGAATCGTTTGCTACTGGTATTGAGCCAGTCAAGATTGTTGATGAGCTTCCGGTGGTTTCTGGCTACACAGGCCCGAAAATCGTATTCCTGACCACTGACAACAAGATGTATCGTTACACGGGTTCGTCATGGGATGCGTCTGTTGCTGCTGCTGATATTTCAGGCACTCTCGGATCGTCAAACTTCAGCCAGTCTTTGCGTCCTGTTGAGGTTGTATCTGCTTTGCCTTCGTCAGGTAACTTCCAAGGCCGCACGGTTGTCCTGACAAGCGACAACAAGATTTACCGCTACACTGGTTCAGCCTGGACTGCTGCTGTTGCTACTGGCGACCTATCTGGGACGATTTCTGCTGGTCAAATTGCTGCCGGTGCTATCACGGCAGGCAAGATTGCTTCTGACGCTGTAACGGCTGGAACGATTGCCGCTGGTGCTGTTGGTACTGACCAACTGGCTGCAAATGCCATTACAGCAGGCAAAATCGCCGCTGGAGCCATCAGTTCTGACCAGTTGGCATCTTCCTCTGTCATTGCAGACAAAATCGCTTCTGGCGCGATTACGGCTGACAAGATCGTGGCCAACTCAATCACTGGCGGTTTGATTGCATCTTCAGGCATTATCACTAGCGCTGCCCAGATCAACGATGCGGTAATCACAAACGCAAAGATTGCCAACGGTGCGATTACAACTGCAAAGATTGAGGATGCTGCAATCACAGCGGCAAAGATTCAAAGCATTGCATTGGTCGGCTCTGCCAACTTTGATGTCAAGACTGCAACGTCTGGCGCACGGATGGAAATGACAAACCGTGTGATTAAAGTCTATGACTCAAGCGGTGTTCTTCGAGTCAAGATTGGAGACTTGTCAGCATGAGTTATGGTTTTTCGATCTCAACTGGAACAGGAACTGTTGTTGATATTGTTTCATCAGACAGTGTTCCAGGTGTTTTCATAGACCAGTTTTATTTGACATTTGTATCAGGTCAAGTAACAACAAAAACATATCCGTCTTTTGAAGGTCAGGGTTTATATGTTTTGATTGTTCCAGACGGAAGTATTACAACAGGTGAAAAAGGTACAGACACTGCAATATACACAAGTGTAAATAACTCAACAAAAACAATCACATTAACTTGTGACGGAAATGTTCTTGGCCCTTTACAAACAAATGCTTATATTGTCGTCATGGGTGTATAAATGAGTTATGGCATAAATATATTGAATGATGCAGGACAAATATGCTTTTCTACTGATTACTCATGTTTTTCACTAGAAGGCAAATATACTGTAAACAGAACTGTTGCAAATGGAGAGTTTCCAAGTGTAATGACGGCAAATTATTGTCAACTTGTTATTACTGCAACAAGTTGCCCACTTGTATTTGTAAAGCCAAATACATCAACTGATTCTGTTAGAGTAATTTCATGTGTAGATAATGGAAATGGCACATGGACTGTTAAATTTACAGCGGTTTCAATTCAATCAGGGAATTATGGTGGCGGTTCAAATTTAACAACTTTAACTGCTTATGTTTTTACAAAAGACAATGTTGCTGAAACTGGTTATGGAATAAATGTTTATGATGCAAACAGTAATGTAACTTTTAGCACAAAAAGAAGAACATTAAAACCATCTGCAAAGTTAATAACAAACCACTTTGCTGCAACAGGTTCAACAAGAACATACGATCAAGCAATTTCTTCAGGTTCAATACCTACAAATTGGGCTTGTTCTACGTATTCAACAGGATATTTATTGCTTGGACTTGATCCTCAAGCTGGTTATGGCCTAGTTATGTCTTTGGGAATTTCAAAGGCATCATCAACAACAGTGCAAATCAAAGCGTGTGTTGCGATTGGATCATATTCATTTGTAAGCGCGATAGATGTGCTTGGAGGTTCATATTCAATATTCATTGATACATCAATTTACGATTGATGCAATCTGACGCAAAACCTATAATCTCACAAGAGGTGAACCCATGACTACTGCCGTACAACATCGCCGTGGCACGACTGCCGAACACGCAACATTCACTGGTCTTGAAGGTGAAGTCACCATCGACACCACAAAGGACACAGCGGTCATCCATGACGGCACTCTTGCTGGTGGTTATCCGCTTGCCAAAGAAAACTTGGCAAACGTCAACCCGACCACTTTGTCAACGATTGATGGCGCATCTACCGCTTCTGATGACAAGTTCCTGATCTGGGATCAATCTGCACTGACGCTGAAGTCAATCACTCGTGCTGAGTTGAACAATGCAATGGAAGCTGATGTACTGGCTTCTGTGACGATTACTGGTGGCACGATTAACGGCACTACGATTGGTGGAACAACGCCTGCACTGATTACAGGAACGACTATTACTGCAACAAGTGGTTTTTCTGGCAATTTGACAGGAAACGTTACTGGTGATGTCAGTGGAAATGCTGGAACTGTCACAAACGGTCTTTATTCAACTGGTTCGTATTCAAACCCTGCGTGGATTACGTCATTGGCTGGTAGCAAAATTAGCGGTGACATCTCTGGAAACGCTGCTACGGCTACGACTGCGACAAACGTATCTGGTGGCACTGCATCTGTCACTACCCTATCTGCTTCTGGTGCTGTAACGCTCTCTGGCGGCACCGCCAACTCCGTCCCCTACCTCAACGGCTCCAAAGTCCTGACCACGGGGGGTGCGCTGACGTTTGATGGGACGAACCTGTCAGTTGTTGGCAATTCTGCGTCTGCCATTCAGTCGGTAATCCGTAACGACAACGCTACAGCCAACGCTGGCGGCATTTTGAAGTTCAAGTTCGGCAGCACTGATACTGGCTACTTGTGGAACTACTTTGATGGAGCTGACTTCATCACTGCGCTGTACGCTCCCAAAGCCGTTCTTTGGAATATCGGCTCTGCTGGTGGCTCCGAACAAATGCGCCTGACCTCCACAGGTCTTGGCATTGGGACGAGTTCGCCGGGGTATAAGCTGGATGTGCGTGGTGAAGGGTTTGTTGGTACTGCGGTAAACAGCGGCATTCGCATGGTTAACGCAGGTGGCATCAACTATCTGCAATCAGGAAATTCT